GCGAAGCAGGGGCGTCACGAAGAGATCAACGCCGCCCGGAAGGCGGGGCTCCTGGCCTCGCTGATGGGCTGACCACCACCACCCCTCTCCGAAAGGACCCGCCATCATGGCCATCAGCTTCATCCCCGAGATCTGGGCATCCGTCCCGCTCGGCGTCCTCGAGAAGTCCCTCGTGTACGCCCAGGCCGGCGTCGTCAACCGCGACTACGAGGGCGAGATCCGCGCCGGTGGCGACACCGTGCACATCCGCAGCATCTCGGACCCGACGGTGTCGACGTACACCAAGAACTCGACCGTCACCTACGAGACGCTCACCGACGCCGACCGCCAGCTGCGCATCGACCAGCAGAAGATCTTCTCCTTCTCGGTCGACGACATCGACGAGGCGCAGGCGTCCGGCGCACTCGAGCAGGCGCTCACCCAGGCCGCGTACAAGCTGCGCGACACCGCCGACCAGTACGTCGCCGGCCTGTACACCGGCGCCGCGTCGGCCAACCAGATCGGCACCGTCTCGGTCACGACCGCCGCGCTCGCCTACACGCAGCTGCGGAAGCTGTCGGTGAAGCTCGACGAGGCGAACGTGCCCGTCGAGGGCCGCTGGGTCGTGGTGCCGCCGTGGTACCACGGGCTGCTGCTCGAGGAGGACAAGTTCGTCCGCGTCGACGCATCCGGTTCGGACATGGCGCTCCGCAACGGCGTCATCGGCCAGGCGCTCGGCTTCACCGTGCTCAAGTCCAACAACGCCCCGTTCGTCACGGGCGACGACTACGCGGTGATCGCCGGCCACCCGATGGCGATCAGCTACGCCGAGCAGATCCTCAACATCGAGACCCTGCGTCTCGAGACGAAGGTCGCGACCGGCGTGCGCGGCCTCCACGTGTACGGCGCCAAGCTCGTCCGCCCCGACGCGATCGCCACCGTCGTCGCCTCGCAGACCTGATCCCCCGGGCGTGGGCCACCGACTCCGGTTGGTGGCCCACGCATCGTTCGTCCCTCCTCGCACCACCACCAGTTCCTCACGAAAGGGGCCACCATGGCTCGCACCGCAGTCACCGTCGAGACCCTGTCCCGCACCGGCGCCACGTCGCCGACGGGCACGACCGCCGACCCCACCAACGACCACTCGGTCGACCTGGGCGGCTACCCGCTGGAGGAGTTCATCTTCCGGTTCACCAACACCAACGGCTCCGACCGGGTCGCCACGATCGTCGCCGGCGACAACCCGCCCGCGATGTCGGCCGGCCAGGGCAACCTCGACATCACCGTCCCGGCCACGTCGGGCGACATGACCGTCGCCGGGCTCGAGTCGGCCCGGTTCATCCAGAACGACGGCACGGTCAGCATCGACCTCGCCGCGTCGTTCGCCGGCAAGGTGTACGCGATCCGGGTGCCGCGCTGATGGCCACCACGGTCGTCGTCCGCGGGTCGGGCGGGACGCTGTTCGAGATGGACGTGCCGGCCGCGGGACGCTGCTCGACACGTGGAACGAGAAGATCGCGAGCGGCGAGCTCGTGATCGTGACCGCTCCCGTGAAGTGGGTGGACGGCCTCGACGGCGCGAAGCATCTCGTCCTCGACGTCACCGCCGAGCCCGAGCCCGAGCCGCCCGCCGAGGACCTGACTCGCGGGTGGTCCGGCCCTCCGACGACGCCGGAACAGGCCGCGGCGATGGGTGTCGAGTGGGTCGAGTCCGAGGCCGCTGCCGAGCCGAAGCGTCGTGGCCGCCCGCCGAAGTCCACCGAGGAGACCACCGAGGTCGCCCCCACCGAGGAGTGAGCCATGCCGTCGTCGTTGCCGTCCGTCGAGGACCTCGCTGACTACCTGCGTGTCGTCGAGACGGCCGTCGACGACTACGACGTCCTCGACGGCGTCCGGCTCTACACCCAGTCGCTGATCCGCAAGGTCACCGGCCGCACCTGGACGGTGGCCAGCGGATCGGCGAGCACTCGCGTGTACGCCCCGCGTGCCGTCGGCCAGGACCTCATCCGCATCCACGACTGCGTCACCGTCACGTCCGTCACCAACGACGGCGTGACGGTGCCGGCGTGGACGACCGCCGGCGGCTACCAGCTCGAACCGCTCAACGGGCTCGACTGGGCCGGCGAGACCCGCCCGTACGAGGGCATCCGCTACATCGGGAACGCGTGGACGTTCGACCGGTTCCGTGCGACGGTCGCCGTGACCGCCGACTGGGGGATGGGCTGCGCTGCCCGACCAGGTGGTGCGCACCCACTACGTCCTCGCGAAGGACGTGTGGGAGTTCCGCTCCCAGCAGGGCAACGCCGGCATGGACGAGTTCCTGGAGAACAAGGCGAAGATGCTCCTCAAGGGCTACCGCCGCGAGGAGGCCAAGGCCGGGATCGGCGGGCCGCGCTGATGGCTGGCTTCACGCTCTCCAGGATTCGCGCCGCGATCGGCGCGCAGCTCGCCGCGAACATCGACAAGGGCACGAACATCGACGTCGACGGCAAGGGCTCGCCCGCCCCGGCCGTGCGGCTCGTGATGGACGAGACCCCGAACTTCTTCGGGACGTTCGGCCCGGACGGGGTGTGCCGCTGCCGGTTCCGGCTGACGATCGACCCCGCCGGCAACGACCAGGCGGCGGTCCGCCGCCTCGACCAGTACCTGTCGGTCGGCACCGGCAACAGCTGGTCGGTGGTGGACGCGCTGAAGGTCGATGACACCTTCGGCGGAGCGGTGTCCGGCCTCGAGGTCGCACCGGGCGACTACGACGCGGAGAACGTGACGGCCGATCTGCTGCTCACGTTCATCGCCATGAAGCAGAACGCGGAGGTCTGATGTCCATCCAAGTCCCCACCGCCGCGCAGCTCGCCGTCGGTTCGTTCAACGCGACGTCGACGTCGAACATGGTCGACTGGGGCGTCGATGTCGCCGTGCGCGACAAGACCACCTGGGGATCGCGCAAGTTCCAGGAGTTCGCCCCGACCACCCGCACCCTGCGCGTGGCACTCGGCGGGTTCAACGACTACGCCGCCGCCGCCTGGGACGAGTACGCCCGCACGAACGCCGGGTCCGCACAGATCGTCACGCTCGCCTACGCCGACGCCGACTCGGCCGGCACCGGCGCCATCATGGCGAACGGTCTGATGCCGCAAGGCCCGTCGTTCGTCGCGTCGGTCGGCGATCTCCCGACGATCGCACCGACCATCGTCGGGTCCACCATCTACCCGCCCGTCGCCGAAGGTCAGGTGACGCAGACCACCGGGACCGCGATCACGGCGACCGCGAACACGACCCCCGTGCAGCTCGGCCAGCTCGCCGCCACCCAGTACATCGTCGCCGCCATCCACATCTTCGACTACTCGGGCACCGGGACACTCACGTTCCAGATCCAGTCGTCGAGCTCGTCAGGCGGGTCGTACACGAACCGCGGTTCGGCCGGCACCGCTCTGTCGGCGGCCGGCGCCCAGTGGCTGTCGGCCACGAGCATCACGACCACGAACACCTGGTGGCGGCTGAACGTCACCGCCTCTGCGTCCCCGTCCGCGACCGTCCTGGCGTCGCTCGCCATCTTCACCCCGTAGGAGCCCTCCCGTGTCCATCACCGCACTCACCTCGCTCTACGTCGCGGTCGCCGCGTCGACCACCGGTGGCACCGCCCCGGGTGGCTCCTCGGCCCCGACCGGCTGCTCGCTGTCCTCGCCGTCCGACATCTCGTCGTACGTGACCGGCATCCAGCAGGAGGCGACCGCAGCGACGCTGCCCGTGACCTCGTTCGGTTCGGGCGGGTTCGAGGCGTTCGTCATCGGCCTGAAGACCGGCACGCTGAACCTGTCCCTGCTGAACGACTACGCCGCCGGCGCCCTGAACTCGCTGATCGGTGTCGCCGGTTCGGTCGTGCCGGTCGGCTCGTCGAGCCTGCTGTACGTCGAGGTGCGCCGCACGTCGAGCTCGCGCAGCTCGAGCAACCCGGGGTTCATCTGCGCCGTGCTCAACCGGAACTTCCAGACGTTCAACGCGTCGGTCGGCGAGGTCCCGACCTGTGCGTGGAACCCGCAGATCACCGGCGGCTACGCCGAGCTCGCAGCCTGAGCTCGTGGCGACGTCGCCCGATCTGGCGTCGCTCGCCCGCAAGATCGACCGTGTCGTCCACGACCTGAAGAGCGAAGCGATGCTCAAGGCCGTCGGCATGGAGGGCAAGAAGATCGGCTCCGATCAGATCCGATCGGACACCGGTGGCGACGCCAGGATGACGAACTGGCGTCGTGGCCGGCCGATCAACCTCACCCCACGGTTCGACGTCAAGAGCGACACGTCGGTGGAGATCGCCCCGCCCGGCCGTGCGCGTGGCCCGGTGCGCGTGTTGACCGATGGACGGCAGGCGGGCACTTCCCGACGTGGTCGGCCGGTCAGCTCGTCCCGTGGGAAGGGGACGTGGTCGGCGGCGGCCGCGGAGATGGAGCAGCAACTTCCGAAGGTGGCTGCCAAGCACGTGGAGACGGTGCTGCGCAAGCACTTCTGAGGAGACCCGCCATGGCGTCGTTCACCGAGAAGATCCGGTTGCTGTTCGAGGTCGACGACAAGGGGTCGTTGGGTCGGCTGCGCGCGGACATCGCCGCCGCTGACGGCGTCACCGGCAAGTTCAAGGCCGGGATCAAGGGCGCTGGCGACATGCTCAAGCAGAACATGGCAGCCGGCGCGATGGCCGCCGGTGCCGCCGTGTTCACCTACGGCGTCAAGGCTGTGGCAGCGTTCCAAGAGACGGCGCTCGCCGCCGGCAAGATGGCCGACGCGACCGGCCTCACCGTCGAACAGTCCTCGCGGCTCATGGAGGTCGCCGGGGACCTCGGGATCGAGGTCGGCACCGTCCAGGGCGCGATCCAGAAGTTCAACAACGCGGTCGCAGGCGGTCGACTCGACGAGTTTGCCGACTCCATCGTCACGGCCAAGGACGGGTCGATCGACGCCTACGAGTCGTTCATCAACACCGCGACCGCGATCGGCAAGATCCAGGACCCGACGAAGCGCGCCCAGGCGGCGCAGAAGGCGTTCGGCAAGAGCTACGGCGAGATCGCCGAGCTGATGACGATGGACGCCGATCAGCTGCGCGCTGCGCTCGACGGCGTGTCCGACGCGAAGGTGATCGACGAAAACGAGCTGCGTCAGGCCCGCCAGTTCCGCGACCTCCTCGACCAGCTGAAGGACCGGCTCGATGACGTGCAGCTCACGGTCGGCGAGCGGGTCATCCCTCGGCTGCTGCTGATGGGCAAGGCCGTCACCGGGATCGCCGATGCGCTCGACAAGATCCCCGACGGCGGCCTGCTGTTCGGATTCGACTCCGACGCCGAACGCAAGGCGCTCACAGCGATCGGCCTGTACGACGACGCAGCGATGGCGATCGGCGAGGTGATCGACAAGACCACCGAACTGTCGGATCCGGTCGCGCAGACCGGTACGGACCTCGCCGACCTCGACAAGGCGACGACCTCGGCGGCGAACGCGCAGCGCGACCTGGCCGAGACCGCGTCGGCGACGGGAACAGCGTTCCACGGCATGTCGAAAGAGGCGTGGGACACTGTCGACGCGACCCGGGCGGCCAAGGACGAGGCTCGCGACCTGAAGGACGCCTACGACGGGCTCATGGGCACCCTGGATCAGGGCGAGAAGTGGGACGCGTTCCGTGAGGCCGTGTGGGACCTGTCCGACGGTGCCGGCGACGCGGCGAAGGAGACGCGCGAGTGGCAACGGCAGACCGCCGACCTCGTGATGTCGCTCGACGAGATGCCCGACGAGCAGAAGACCAAGATCCTCGCGCAGATCGAAGAGGGCGACATCGCCACGGTGAACGGCATCCTGTTCGAGTGGGCGAAGGGCGTGAACGTCCCTGTCCGTTTCGCCGGCCAAGGGTCGGTCGGCTTCGAGAAGTTGGCTGCCGGCGGATACACCCGCGGCGGTCTCACGCTCGTCGGTGAGCAGGGACCGGAGTTCGTCGAGATGCCGCAGGGCGCGTACGTGCACACGGCGGCGCAGACCCGGCAGATGATGACCGGCTCGGGCAACACCACGATCGTGAACGTCGCCGTGAAGGCCGACCCGAACGGGACCGTGCAGTCGCTCAAGCAGTACGAGCGGATCAACGGCACGAGGTGGCGTCGATGACGGTGCAGTGGGGTCCCGAGTGGCCCGAGCTGTACCTCGGCGTCGAGTTCATCATCGGGGCGTTCACCGACATCTCCAGCTACGTCCGGTCGCTCGACATCGTGCGCCCAACCTCCGAGGAGACCGGCACCTACTCGCCGGCAATGATGACGGTGGTGCTCGACAACCGGGACGGCCGGTTCTCGGCGTCGAACCTGTCGGGGCCGTACACGTCCGGTGGTGCGACCCTGGTGCTACCGGAGATCACCGTCCGCTACGTCGCCACCTGGGACAGCGTCGACTTCCCACGGTTCAGCGGCATGGTCGAGGACTGGGTCGACGAGTACCCGGAGAACGGCGAGGACGCCGTCACCGTCCTCACCTGCGTCGACCATCTCGCCCGGTTCGCCCAGTGGACCGGGTCGGGCGCGTACACGTCACCCGACGGCGCCACCTCCGGCGACATCGTCACCAGCATCGCCGACTCGCTGTCACTCGATCTCACCTGGCGTGACATCGAGACCGGCGACGAGACGCACGCCCCGATCGAGTTCACCGGCAACGGCCTCGACCTGCTCCACGATCTGTGCGACTCCGAGGGTGGCGCCGTCTGGTGGGAACCGCAGATCGCGAGCGACGACGGCGGACTCCGCTTCATCGGCCGTTCCACCAAGGTCACCGACTCGCGACATACGACCAACCAGGCTGTGTTCGGTCCCGGCGACATCCAGTTCCGTGACCCGGTGCTGTCGTCGCCACGCATGTTCATCGTCCGCCAGGCGGCGTTCACCGGCGCTACGGGAGCCGAGCAGGGAGACCGGGTCCGGGGTGCCGCGCATCGTGCGGACCGGCATGTCGACTGCGAACGACACCGGCGTCATGGCGATCGCCGAGCTCGAGGTCGCGAAGGGCGACCCGGCCGACAACCTGCGGGTCCGCGAGATCACGGTCGAACCGATCGCCGACGGCTCATGGGCCGACGTGCTCGCCCTGCGGATGCAGGACCGGTGCGAAGTGACCGTCGAACCGCGCGTGTCGGGCACGACGGCGACGCTGCCGGTGTTCGTCGACGGGCTCGTCGAGTCGGTCCGTCCGATGCAGTACACGCTCACGTTCTCGTTCCAGTCCGCCACAGCATGGTCCGGGTTCGCGAGCTCGCTGTGGGACACCGGTGAGTGGGACGACGCCACGTGGTTCTTCTGATGGAGATCGTCGTGTGTGTCCACCAGATCGACGAGGTGAGCTCGCCCGGTGCCGGCGGGATGTGGCGGTGGGCGGTCCACGCCGGCCGTGACTTCACCGACAGGGCGTCGTGCCTGAATGCCGGCGCCGCCGACACCGAAGTGGGAAGCGACGACGGATCGGGCAGGCCGTCGCGGTCGCCGCGGCGAAGGTCGCCGAGCGGTGCGGCCGGCTCGAGCTGACCGACGAGCCCACCACGGTGGTGCTCGATCATGACCCGTGCGTCCGACCGTGGCCGTTGCTGAAGGTGGAGGACTACTGACCGATGTCGACCCGATCGTCCCTCACCGTGGTCTCCGGGACCACGATCACGTCCGCCTGGGGCAACGGCATCCGTGACCACATCGTGTCGCGCACCACGAGCAACGACGTGACCGCTGACGGGCAGCTGTGCCTGAACACGTCGACCGAGCGGCTCGTCTACTACAACGGGTCGTCCGTGTTCCCGTTGGCCGGTGCGATGCCGAGAGCGAGGGCCACGGCCGGTGCTGCGACGTCGATCGGCAATGGGCTGCTCACCACGCCGAACTGGTCGGTGCAGGACTACGACACCGATTCGATGTTCA